GACATATGGGAGATTTGGCAGGTGGTCAAATGATACGAAGAAAAACGCCTGGTCCAAACAGATACTACAAGTTTAAAGATAAAGAAGTAGGTGACTATAGAAGAATAGTCAAAGAAACAATTAACACATACTTAAATGTATATGAACATTCAGTTGTACCTGAGGCAATGTTTTGTTTTGAAAGTGCGACAAAACTATTTAAAGAAATGAAGGAGCTCCATGATTTGGGAAAGACTGATTAAGTGGCAAGAAGAAACTGTTGACTTATTAAACAAAGAACTGGTTGAGTATAAAGAACCAGGTATGGAAAGGTTTAATAATGATGAGTTTGGTTGGGTCAATAGAACTTGGAAAAACAAATATATTAGACGAGCTCATGTAGATGTCGTTGATGTAAGAGATACAAAAGGTTTGTGGATGGCTCATGTATGTTTGTTTCCAGAATTAACAAACGGTGGACCAATTTATGGGTTTCGATATCATTGCAGGTAAGAATAAAGTAACTGGTGCATTTCACGACTTTAGTCCATTGTTACAAAAACACCACCCTTTAACAGAATGGTTTTTAGAAGAAACTAGTTGGTATAAACCAAGTAAAGAAAGAGAATTGCCAGATTGGGCAAAGGCAATCTTTAGTGGTGGCATGGTGGCTGCAGGTAATGTAACTGAGGAAAAAGAATTAAATCAGATATGTACAATGGCTACATCAAATCTAGCAAACTATATTGATAAAATTAGAACACATGATGGTGAATCTAATAGAGAAGATGTGATAAAAGCACAAAATTACTACTGTGAACACCAACAAATGAACCCTCATACGCCAAGAGTTATGCAATCACTTGGTTTACCTGATGAGGACATTAAATTGTTTTGTCAAGACAATCTCTTCCCTAAGATATAATAATTCTTATAAATATACCAGAAAAGGTAAACAATTATGGCAGAACCAGCAACAAGAGAAAATTTAAAACAATATGCTTTAAGAGCTTTAGGTAAGCCTGTCATTGAGATAAATGCAGATGACGACCAACTAGAAGATAGATTGGATGAGGCATTACAGTATTTCGCACAATACCACTATGATGGTATTCAAAGAGCATATTTAAAGTATCAGTATACACAAACTGATAAAGACAGAATTAAAACAGACTCAACTGAATCTGTGACTAAGAATGGTATTACCACTACTTGGAAAGAAGGACAAGGATATGTTATTGTTCCAGAAAGTGTTATATCAGTAATTAATATATTTCCATTTTCAAACAAAGGTAGTATGAATCTATTTGATGTTAGATATCAAATGAGATTAAATGACCTGTATGATTTTTCATCAACAGCAGTTGTTAACTACGATATTGTTATGCGACACTTAGACTTCTTAGACCATATCTTAGTAGGTGAGAAACCAATAAGATTTAATCAACACGATAACAGACTATACATTGATATGGACTGGACAAATGATTTAATGGTTGGTGAATACATAGTAATAGAATGTTATAGAAAAATGGACCCCACAGTACACTCAGATGTTTATAATGACCTATTCTTAAAAAGATATGTCACAGCATTATTTAAAAAACAATGGGGAGCTAACCTATCTAAGTTTGATGGAGTAGCAATGATTGGCGGAGTTACATTAAATGGAAGACAAATTTATTCCGAGGCACTATCAGATATCGAAAAATTAGAACAAGAGATTAGAAGCACATTTGAACTAAACCCGGCGATGCTCATAGGTTAGGTAATGATATGTACCATTATGTGTATAAAACCCATAGCCCAGTCAGTAAAAGATTTTATATTGGTAGTCACTCTACAAATAATCTAAAAGACAATTATAAAGGTTCAGGTGTTTGGGTTAAATCTTGTAAAAGAAATAGAAAAACATTTGACTCTTTAATATGTAAAAAAGTAAAATTTTTTAATTCAATAGAAGAAACTAGAAAATACGAAGAAAGACTGATTAAAAAACATATTAATAAAAATTAAATATGAATTTTAAATTATCTGCTGATGGTATGAAAAGTGAAGATATGTTAGGTGAAAAAAATTCAATGTATGGTAAAAAACATAAACCAGAAACTTTAAAATTATTATCAGAAAAAAAACAAGGTGAAAAACATCATTTGTGGGGTAAGAAAAGGCCTGAAGTTGGTAAAAAAATATCTAAAGCGTTAAAAGGTAAATTATGTTGGGATAATAGAGGTGATAATAACCCTATGAGAAGACCTGAAGTCGCTGAAAAAGTTTCTAAATCATTAACAGGCAGAAAAGTCACTTGGATTCCAAAAGGTAGAATTATAACTTGGGGTCATAAAATTTCAGAAGCTAAAAAAAGAGCTAATATGTTAAAAAGAAAAGGGGAGGTAGTTTAGTGAGCGTGAATCATTACTTCCAGGGAGGTAGAGGTATCGGTAATAACTCTGAAAAGAGATTACACGAAGATATCATAATTGAGAGTCTAAAGATTTTTGGACAGGATATTTACTATCTACCTCGTACACTTGTTAACCGAGATTTGGTTTTAGGAGAAGATACATCTAGTAGATTTGATGACTCATATTTACTTGAAATGTACTTTGAAACTACTGAAGGATTTGCTGGCGAAAATGAAATCATTAATAAATTTGGTTTAGAAATTAGAGATGATACTACTTTAGTTTTATCTAAGAGAAGATTTGAGGACCATGTTGCAAGTAAGGCTACACTAACTGCCTCAGGAAGACCAAATGAAGGTGACATTGTATTTGTTCCTTTATTAAATTCTTATTTTGAAATTCAATTCGTAGAAGACCAAGAGCCATTCTATCAAATGGGTAACTTACCTGTTTACAAATTAAAAGTAACTCGTTGGGAATATGCTAGTGAACAAATTAATACTGGTAATGAAATACTTGACCAAGTAGAAGACAAATATACACTAGACCAATTACAACACAAGTTAACTTTAGAGTATGGTCAAGAAGTTTTAACAGGTGCAGGTTCAATTGTGTTAGAAGATTATCACGATTACTCTACAGGTCAACCAGCATTATTAATGCAAGAAACATTTGTTGAAGCTAATATACAAACTCAGTCACCTTATGCAAGTAACTTAGATTTAAATACAGAAGCTGGTTACGATACTGTTTCAACAACAGATGACATACTTGACTTTACAGAAAGAAACCCATTTGGGGAGGTGGACGAAGGATAATGTTTGGAACTCATTTTTATAACGAAGGATTAAGAAAGTTAACTATCGCATTTGGTCAGATATTTAATAATGTAATAATTCAAAACACTAGTAGTACAGGTGCAATCACTAAAAGACTTAGAGTGCCTTTAGCCTATGCACCAAAAGAAAAGTTTTTGGTAAGACTAGAACAACAAGCTAATCTACAATCAGATAGAGAAGTTGCTGTTACATTACCTAGAATGGGATTTGAGATTACAGGTTTACAGTATGACGCCACTAGAAAATTAAATAAAATGCAAAAGACTATCAGAGTAAAATCTGGTGAAGATGGTAAAGTGCAAAACTATAATTATGCACCGGTGCCATACAACATTAGTTTTAATTTATATTCTTTTACGGCTACTGCTGAGAATGGTCTACAAATTATAGAACAAATTTTACCATATTTTCAACCAGAATACACAGTTACAATGAATGTTATTCCTGAGTTAGATATCAAAAGAGATATCCCAATTATTTTAAATAGTGTGAACTATGAAGATACATATAATGGAGAGTTTACACAAAGAAGAGCTGTAATTTATACATTAAGTTTTACAGCAAAAACATATCTATATGGACCAATGAGTAAACAAGGTATTATTAAAACAGTACAAACAGACCTTGGTGCAGATACGGATAGTCCTTTAACAAGAGAAGAAAGAATTGTAATCACACCTAATCCTACAAGTGCTGACGCAGATGATGATTTTGGTTTTACAACAACAATAACAAGTTTTGATGATGGTAAACGATATAACCCTACGAGTGGAAGTGATACATAATGAGTAAATTAGAAGATAATGTAAATGAAATTTTAGGTATAGAAAAGAAAGAAGAAAAGTTTTCTATGACTGAGTTTGAACAACCAGCTCCTGTACCTAGAAAGATAGACGAGTCTAAAGATGATATTGATAATGACTATGTAAATAGTAGAGATAACTATTACAATCTTATTGATAAAGGTAATGAAGCTATTGAAGGTATACTAGAGATTGCAAAAGAAGGACAACACCCTAGAGCTTATGAGGTTGCAGGTCAGTTAATTGGTCAAGTTGCTACAACAGTAGATAAGTTACAAGACTTACAGAAAAAATTAAAAGACTTGAAAGAGTTACCTAACAAAGCAAACACAAATATTAAAAATGCTTTGTTTATAGGTTCTACCAATGAACTACAAAAAATGTTAAATAGGAAAGATGATGAAGTTATTGAAGGCGCAACAACAAACACCGAACAAGATAATACTGGAAATTAATAAAATCCATTATATCAAATCAATGACACCGTTACCAGAGTTATTAAACGGTGAAGCATTACAAAACCCTATAGAAGTTAGAAAGTATAGTGTATCAGAAACACCTAGAAAAGGTGTGGGTGGTAAAACTTATGCAGAAAAAGAATATTCAGTTTTCAGAGGCAGTCAAAGAGTACAGGCAGCCATTAGAATGGGTTACACCCATATTGAAGGAGTTATATTAGATGAGTGACGCTTAGGGATCCCAAACTTATAAATAGATATATGACAGTATATCACAAACACCACATTGTTCCTAAACATATGGGTGGAACAGACGAACCAAGTAATCTAAAAAAGGTCACTATAAAACAACATTCAATAGAACATAAAAAGTTATATGAGAAATATGGAAGATGGCAGGATAAGATTGCATATCAAACATTATCAGGACAAATGAGTTGTGCAGAGGCGATTAAGATGACACAGATATTGGCTAATTCTGGACCCAAAACAGGTAAGAGGTTAGAGGCGTCTATAAACAATTTAAAAATAGCAAGTGAGATGAACAAAGGTAAGAAACGACCAGAGAAAACAAAGAAACTCATCTCAAAGGCCAACAAAAAATATTGGGGTAATATGCCTAATAGACCGTGGCAGATGAAGTCATATGTAATTGACGGAAAAGAATATAAAGGTTTAGAAGAAATAATGAAAACATTTAATATAAAATCATATCCAGCGTTATACTACAGATTTAAAAGTAATAGTAAAAAGTTTTCTGGTTGGACAAACACAGGGAGTTTTAAAAATAAATAATGTCGGATAATTATTTAGGAAATCCCAACCTCAAAAAGGTTAACACACCACAAGAATTTACTAAAAAACAAATTTTAGAATATCAAAAGTGTGCTAAAGACCCTATCTACTTTATGGAAACTTATATCCGTATTGTATCACTTGATGATGGTCTTGTACCATTTAAAATGTATGACTTTCAAAGACATATCGTAAGGACAATCCATGACAATCGTTTCACAATTTGTAAACTACCTAGGCAGTCGGGTAAATCTACCACTACTGTATCATATCTATTACATTATGCCTTATTTAATCCTAACTCTAATATTGCTATTCTAGCAAACAAATCATCTACTGCTAGAGATATCTTAGGTAGAGTACAACTTGCTTATGAAAATCTACCAAAGTGGATGCAACAAGGAGTTATTAACTGGAACAAAGGTAATATTGAATTAGAAAATAAATCAGTCATTGTGGCGGCTGCAACATCTTCAAGTGCTATTCGAGGTGGTTCTTACAACATTATCTTCCTTGACGAGTTTGCTTTCGTACCTGCTAATATTGCCGAGCAATTCTTTAGTGCTGTTTATCCTACAATTTCTGCTGGTACACAAACTAAAATGATTATTGTATCTACACCATATGGTATGAATCAGTTTTACAAATTATGGACAGACGCAGAGAATAAAAGAAATGACTATGTGCCAATTGAAGTGCATTGGTCAGAGGTGCCAGGTAGAGATGAAGCCTGGAAAGAAGCAACAATAAGAAACACCTCACCTGAGCAGTTTCAACAAGAGTTTGAATGTGTTGACGGTAATACGATAGTTGAAACGGAAGATGGTAAAATAAAAATAGAAGATTTATATAAAAAATTGTTGAAAAAAAGAGTTGGACAAATGTTTAGAACTAATACAGATAATATAAAAATATTAAGTACAAGTGGATTTTCTAATTTTAATGGTATACAAAAGGTTAAAAGAAACCTTTATCAGCATATTATCTTTGATGATAAATCTGAAATAAAACTTCTATTAACCATCCTTTTGGTAAAGATAAAATATTAGCAAGAAATGTAAAAGTAGGAGATTATTTAAGTAGTAAAAAAGTATTATATAATGAGTTGGTTAATGAAAAAATATTTTTATATGACCCTATAAATGTAGAAAAAGAAAACTTATATATTACTAACGGTGTTGTTTCTCATAATTGTGAATTTTTAGGTTCTGTAAACACACTTATTAATCCTTCTAAAATTAAAACACTTGCATACATGGATCCTATTCAGTCAAACGCTGGATTAGATGTATACGAAGACCCTAAAAAAGGTAATACATATGTTTGTACAGTTGATGTCGCCAGAGGTGTATCAAAAGATTACTCAGCATTTTTAATATTAGATGTAACACAAATGCCATTTAGAATTGTTGCAAAGTTTCGTAACAATGAAATTAGACCATTACTATTTCCACATACAATTGACCAGGTGTGTAAAGCATTTAATCATGCACATGTATTGGTAGAAACAAACGATTTAGGTCAACAGATTGCAGAAGCTCTACAGTTTGAATTAGAGTATGATAATTTGTTGATGACAACACAAAGAGGAAGAGCGGGTCAGATTTTGGGAGCTGGCTTTAGTGGGAGAGGTTCGGGATTTGGTGTTAAGATGACTAAACAAATTAAAAAAATTGGTTGTGCTAACATCAAAACCCTTATTGAAAGTGATAAGGTAATAATACAAGACTTCAATATTATAGAAGAAATGTCTACCTTTATTAGAAAAGGTCAAAGTTGGCAAGCAGATGATGGTGCTAATGATGACTTGATGATGTGTTTAGTTATATTTGGTTGGTTATCTAATCAACCTTTCTTTAAAGAACTGACAGATACTAACGCAAGACAAATGTTATATGAAGAACAGCAACATTTAATTGAACAGGATATGGCGCCTTTTGGCTTTGTAGATGACGGAACACCAGACCATGAGAAGTCGGAAGTAGATGAATATGGTACAGTATGGCATCCAGTTGTACATAAGGGCAGTTAGTCAAGTTTTTACTTATTATAAATATCAGTAAGGTTGAAATTTTGATATGGGCATAAGAAAACTTATGAGTATTGAATATTTTACAAGATTAATCTAATTAAAGGAGAGACCTAAATGGCATTTCAAGTATCACCAGGTGTTCTCGTACAGGAAAAAGACCTTACTAGAATTATACCAGCTGTTTCGACTTCTATCGGCGCTGTTGCTTTTCAAGCAACAAAGGACCTTTAGACGAAGTAGTTAGTATTTCTAGCGAACAAGAATTAGTAAGTACATTCGGTAAACCTAACTCAACTACATTTGAGGGATTTTTTACCGCTTCTAACTTTCTAGCATATTCGAATTCGTTAAGAGTTGTCCGTGTACAGAATACATCTGTATCAAATGCTACCGAAAGCGGTAGTGCATTTGTAATAAAAAATACGACCGATTACCAAGACAATCACGCTGATGGTTCTGCTTCTGTAGGATTATGGGCAGCAAGAACAGCCGGTGCATGGGGAAACAATCTACAGATTGCTACTTGTCCATCTGCTACTGCTTATGAAGAACTAGCAAAAACAACTGTTGCCGACACCTCTATGGCTGTCGGAGATACTGTTGTTACTGTTACTTCAGCTACAGGCATTACAGCAGGCGACATTGTTAACTTTGGTGACAACTACGAATACAGAGTTGTTAGTATTGCAACTAACGATTTAAACATTGTAAGAAAAGACGAACCACAATATTTCGGAACTTCCGATTCTTCAGGTTTACATGCAGCCCCAACTAATGGTGCAGTGTAAGAAGAAGATGGAAACACTACGATTTATTTGACAAAGCACCAGGTACATCACCATATGCATTAGCAAACGGTGGAGTAGGTGATGAACTGCATGTTGCAGTAATTGACGAAGATGGTGGTATTTCAGGAATCAAGGGCGAAGTATTAGAAATTTTTGGTGGACTATCAAAAGCTTCTGATTCAAAAACAGCTCAAGGTGGAATAAACTACTATCCAGATGTTATTTACAATTCATCAAACTACATCTATTGGATGGACCATAATGCTTCAGGTTCAAACTGGGGTAACGCAGCCTCAGGAACTACATTTACATCTGTTACTACTATAAGTGATGTTTCACTACAAGCGGGTGCTGACGGTTCAGCATCTACAGTAGGTCAGAAACTAACTGCTTACGAAAAGTTTGCAGACGCTGATACAGTTGATGTTGGTCTAATCATGGCCGCTGACGGTGACGCTACACATATCGACAACTTAATTACGATTGCTGAAAATAGAAAAGACGCAGTTGTATTTGCTTCTCCAGAAAGAAGTGATGTTGTAGGTATATCAAACGCAAACACACAAAAAGATAATGTTATAGGATTCTTTAATGCAATTCGTTCATCATCTTATGTATTGTTTGATAGTGGTTACAAATACTGTTACGACAGATATAATGATGTTTACAGATATGTACCTTTAAACGGTGATATGGCAGGTTTAAGTGCTAGAACTGACCTTGTTGCAGACGCCTGGTATTCACCAGCGGGTCTTAACAGAGGTATTGTTAGAGGCGCAGTAAAACTTGCTTTCAATCCACAAAAATCTCATAGAGATGAATTATACAGAGCTAGAGTAAATCCTGTGGCAACATTCCCAGGACAAGGAACTGTATTATTCGGAGATAAAACTGGATTATCAGCACCTTCAGCATTTGATAGAATAAATGTTCGAAGACTGTTTATCGTTTTAGAGAAGGCAATTGCGACTGCTTCTAAATTCCAACTTTTTGAATTCAATGATGAATTTACAAGAGCGAACTTTAGAAACATTGTAGAGCCTTTCCTAAGAGAAGTACAAGGTAGACGAGGTATCACAGACTTTTTAGTAGTGTGTGATGAAACTAATAACACAGGTGAAGTAATTGATAGAAATGAATTCATAGCAGAGATTTTTGTAAAACCTGCTAGAAGCATTAACTTCATTACTTTACAATTTATAGCAACAAGAACCGGCGTTTCGTTTGACGAAGTAGCAGGTTAGTAGAGGAGAAATAAAAAATGGCAAACATTAATGACTTCAAAGCTAAACTTGCTGGCGGTGGCGCTAGAGCCAATCAGTTTAAGGTTACAATGCCTTTTCCTGGTTACGCACAGGTTGGTGGAGAAATAGAAGAACTAGCATTCTTATGTGATACTACTCAGTTACCGGCAATGACAATTCCGTCATTTACGGTACCTTTCAGAGGTAGACAGATTAAGATTGCTGGCGATAGAACATATGCAGACTGGACAATTACTGTACTAAATGATACAAACTTCAAACTAAGAAATGCGTTTGAAAGATGGTCAAATGGTATCAATAATTCAACAGATGGTGAAGGCTTGACAAATCCAGCGGATTATCAAGTTGACGCTTTTGTTGACCAGTTGGATAGAAATGGAGCAACAATTAAGTCGTACACTTTAAGAGGTGTATTCCCGACTGAACTTGCTGCTATTGAATTGGACTACGCAGCTAATGACGCAATTGAAAAATTTGGCGTTACTTTTGCGTACCAATACTTTGAAAGTAACACTACTACTTAATATTTTTTGAGGGCGGCCTAAAAATCGCCCTCTTTAAACTATTATAAATAGTAGTAAATAAAGTAAAGGATAATATTATGGCTGAATTATTTGGATTTTCTATCACTCGTCAAGTTCAAAAGGCGGATCCAAAACAAGGCTTTACACAACCACAAGCAGATGATGGTACACAAACTATCGCAGCTGGTGGTTATTTTGGTCAGTACCTAGATATGGAAGGTACGGCTAAAACAGAGCAGGACCTAATCCGAAGATACAGAGAAATAGCATTACACCCCGAATGTGACATGGCAATTGAAGATATTGTTAATGAAGCAATCGTGGCTAATGAATTGAAGGATGCTATTAGACTTAGGTTGGATGAAGTTCCTTTTGGTAAAGAAGTTAGACGAAAGATAGAAGATGAGTTTAAGGAAGTATTAAGGTTAATGAACTTTAATACAAAGGTCACGACATATTTAGAAGATGGTATGTTGACGGCAGAGTTTACTATCATAAAGTTATTGATAGAGAGTCACCTAGAAAAGGTATCACAGAGTTAAGATACATTGACCCTAGAAAAATCAAAAAAGTTAGAGAAGTAAGGAAGAAAGACCTGACGGTCCTATGCCTCACGGTTTAACTATCATTGATGAGTATGAAGAATATTACTTATTCAATGAAAAAGGAATTGCCGGTACAACATCTGGTGGTATTAAGATTGCCCCAGATACAATTTCATTTGTACCATCAGGTTTAATTGACCAGAATAAAAATATGGTTCTGTCTTATATGCATAAGGCAATTAAACCAGTTAATCAATTGAGAATGATTGAAGACGCTGCTGTGATTTACAGAATCGCAAGAGCACCTGAAAGAAGAATATTCAAGATTGATGTTGGTAATTTACCAAAAGTAAAAGCTGAAGCATACCTAAGAGATGTTATGGCAAGATATAGAAACAAACTTGTCTATGACGCTTCAACAGGTGAAATCAGAGATGACAGAAACTATATGTCTATGTTAGAAGACTTTTGGTTACCAAGTAGAGAAGGCGGTAGAGGTACAGATATTACTACACTACCAGGCGGTCAAAACTTAGGTGAAATTACAGACATTGAATACTTTAGAAGTAAACTATATCGTTCATTGAATGTGCCAGCGAGTAGATTAGAAGCAAGTCAAGGTTTCAATCTTGGTAGAAGTACCGAGATTACCAGAGATGAACTTAAATTTACAAAGTTTGTACAAAGGTTGAGAAAGAAGTTTACAGAGTTATTTAATGACATATTAAAAACACAACTAATACTAAAAGCTGTTATCACAGAGGACGATTGGCATACATTAAGAGATTTTATTGCTTATGACTTCTTACAAGATGGACACTTTGCTGAACTTAAAGAAAGCGAAATGCTTTTGGAAAGAATTAGATTAGCAAACGAAGTGAGAGATTATGTTGGTAAATATTATTCAGTAGAGTATGTTAGAAAAAATATACTTAAACAATCTGATAGAGATATTGAAGACATTAATACTCAAATCAAAAAAGAAATTGATGACGGCATAATATCAGCACCTACGGAAGATATTCCAGGTTCTGGTGGAAACTTATAGGAGATAAAAAATGAGTGAACATGTAAAGAAATTTGTAGATGACTTATCAGTCGGAAACAATGCAGACGCAGGCGAAGCTTTTAAAGACGCTTTAAGAGCTAAAGTAGCAGATGGTTTAGACCAACATAGAATTGATATTGCAGGTAAAATCTTCTCAGATGTTGAGGCACAACCATTTAGTGACCCAAAACCAGTAGTAACAGACCCCTCACCGGAAACTGGAACTATGATGGGAACAGATGGTAATGAAATCGCTTTAGAAGTAGAGGCGCCAGCAAATGATGAAACTCAATCAGCTACTTAAACCAAATGTAGTTGACACGGAAACTTTTAGTCAATTACCACCTAAACATAAAGAGGTGGTAAATGACTTTTTTGGTCAAGTAGATTATGATAGTGTTGATGTTGTAAAAGAAGTTGAGACAACCATAGATAAGGTTGCTCTTAAACATAATGTACAAACAAATGTTGTCTATGATTACATGGACAAAGAAATAGGAGAAAACAATGGCGACATTTAAAATCTTGGGAGATGTAGTAAATGACCCTAGTGCAAACAATATTGGTTCAGCAACAACTGTTAGAGTAGTTGCAACAGCTGGTACTGTAACAGGTACAGTCAATCTTGCAGACGACACAAAGATTGGTGAGTTTTATTTACATGCCGCTGGTGATGAAATTATTATCAGTAAAGACCCAACAGACGAAATTACATCAGCTACTAGTCATGCACATGCTGTATCAGTAGGCGGTTAATGACAATAGTATCTACTCAATTAGTTGATGATGGATTTAAAGTAATCAATAAGGTTACTGGTGCTCGTAATGAAAACGAGAAGCTTGTAGAGTTAGATACATTAAAAGGTTCTACAAACGAATCTGAATTATCAATTGCAAATGCATATTATGAAGTAGAAGGCACAGGCACGGTAACATTGCAATTTGATGATAAGAGTTTAACAATGACAGGTATAGACAACTACGGTCTAAAACCTGTAGAAGAAAAAATAAAAGGTACAGGCGATATTCAAGTAACGACAGACGGTAATGTAGATAAGTTTAGTTTGTTATTAGAGTGTCATAAAGAAAAAGGATTTAGCAATGGCTGATTTAGTAACAACACAAACGATTACTGATACATCTGGTGTTAAGTTTGTTTCTAAACTTACAAACTTTTCAGATGGTACCGGTGAAACACAAGTAAAGAAGATTGACGCCTCAGAGGTCACTTTTATGACCGAAGATGGTAACAGGAAACTTGCGAGAGTATGGTATTCAATTAACACGGCAAATAACAAATCTGCTGTTGAATTGATATGGGACGGAGTTACTAACGCAACGGCTATGCTATTGAGTGGTAATGGTTATTTTGATTTAAGAACAGCTGGTAATGAAATTACTAACAACGCAACGACACCAACTGGTGATATTCTATTATCGACAAAGAACTTTGCTAACGGTGACAATTATACAATTATTTTAGAGTTTAGGTAACAAAAACATATAAATAGTTAATACGAGAGAGAATTAATGAAACTAATATCAGAAGAAATACAAGACGCAGAATACTTGGTTGAAGAAACCAATGGTAAAAAGAACTACAGATTCGTGGTGTCTTTCTACAATCGGATATTAAGAATAGAAACGGTAGAATTTATGAAAATAATATCCTATCTAACGAAGTAGACAGATATACAAAAGAATTTATTGATAAGAAAAGAGCCTTTGGTGAGCTGGGACATCCTGAAGGACCAACAGTTAACTTAGAGAGAGTATCACACATGATTACCTCTTTAAAATCGGAAGGCAAAAATTTTATTGGTGAAGCAAAAATCATGGACACACCCTACGGTAAGATTGTAAAAGGTCTTATTGATGAAGGCGCTCAATTGGGAGTTTCTTCAAGAGGAATGGGTTCATTGGTTTCAAGAAACGGCAATAACTATGTAGGAAAAGACTTCTACTTGGCTACAGCCGCTGACATTGTAGCAGACCCCTCAGCTCCAGACGCTTTCGTTGAAGGTATTATGGAGAGTAAAGAGTGGATATGGGACAATGGAGTAATAAAAGCAAGGGATATTGAAGAGTATAAAGTATATATTGAAAAGGCAAAGTCAATCAAATTAGCGGAAGCTAAGGCGAATGTGTTTGCTGATTTTCTTAGAAAACTTTAAACTTATAAATATCTATTAATTAGAGAAAAATAACTAGTTATTTTTAAAAAGGAGATTTCTCAAATGGCCGATACAGAAAAAAAGTTAGAGGCGTTAGAGCAAGAAGCAGTAGCTGAGGCAAATGCCCAAGCGGATGCTCCTAAAAAGAATGCTGTAGCGGCTGAACCGAACCATCTGAAAAATGATGCTGAGGATTTAGGCGCAGCTGTTGTTAAACCAACAGATAGCAATCCTGACGCAACAAAAAAATCTAAGAAAGTTTCTGGCGATGCCCAACAAAAATCACAAGGTGCTGCTGACCCAATGCCAACATTGACTGGTCACAATACTAAGTTGGAAAACGCTGAAACGGACGAAGGTTCGGAAGAAATCAAGGAAGGCGAAATGCCAAAAGCTGCTCTTGACGCTCTTAATAAGCATAAAGGTAAGAAAGACGATTCACAAGAAGAAGAAACTGAAATCAAGTCTGATAAAAAAGACGAGAAAGAAAGTTATTCTATGAAGAAGGCTTCTTACAAAATGAATAAAGAAGAGACACAAGAACATGTTAATGCTTTAATCGCCGGACAAGATGACTTATCCGAAGAATTTAAAGAAAAAGCTGCAACTATATTTGAATCAGCGGTAAACTCTAAAGTAAAAGAGATTGCTGAATCAATGGAAGTAGATGTAAAAGAAACATACGAGCAAGATGTTGCAAAGCATAAAGAAGAACTGACAGAAAAAGTTGACAGTTACCTAGCGATATGTCGTTGAAGAGTGGATGAAAGAAAACGAAATCGCTCTTGAAAGAGGTATCAAAGGTGAAATCGCTGAAGACTTTATCACAGGTCTTAAAAAACTTTTTGCAGAGCACTACATTGATGTTCCAGATGAAAGATACAATGTGCTTGAAGACCAAGCAAATAAAATTGAATCTTTAGAAAAGAAACTCAATGAGCAGATACAATCAAATGTTGAATTAAACAAGGACAATGCAGTTAAGACAAGAAACGAAATCATGTCAGAAGCTTCAAACGGACTTGCTGATACAGCAAAAGAAAAATTTGCTAAGTTAGTAGAAGAAATTGAATGGTCAGACGCAGACTCTTTTAAAACTAAATGTGAAACTATTAAAGAATCATACTTTGGAATTAAAGAAGAAGTCAAAGACTCACTACATGATGTGGCGGCTGAAGATGGAACTTCTAACGAAGACCTGTCTAAAGCAATGGCTGCTTACACTGCCGCTATAAGCAAAACAAAAGATATGAAAATATCTTAGTATAACCGGACAAAGGGAGAAAAAACAAATGTACTTATCCGAACAACACGAAAAGAAATGGCAGCCTGTTTTAGAACACCCAGATTTACCACAAATCAAGGATTCTTACAGACGAGCCGTTACATCAGTTATTCTTGAAAACCAAGAAAGAGCTGCTAAAGAAGATTCAGCATTCTTATCTGAAGCTGCGCCTACAAACGCAACATCAGCTACAGGTGTACAAAATTGGGATCCAATCCTAATTTCACTTGTTAGAAGAGCAATGCCTAATCTTATCGCTTACGATATCGCAGGCGTACAACCAATGACTGGTCCAACTGGACTAATCTTTGCAATGAGAAGTAGATACACTTCACAATCTGGCAACGAAGCTATGTTTGACGAAGCTGATACAGACTTCTCTGGAAGAAATGCTGCTGGTTCAGCTGTAGATGGTTATTCAACTACTGCTAACTCAGGCACTAATCCAGGTGCTCTAAACGACTCACCATCTGCTGGAACTTACACAACAGGTTCAGCAATGACTACAGCAGCTGCTGAAGCATTAGGTGACGCAGACGGAAACGCTTTCGCTGAAATGGCATTCTCAATCGAGAAATCGACTGTTACTGCTAAATCAAGAGCGTTGAAAGCTGAATACACAATGGAACTTGCTCAAGACTTAAAAGCAATCCATGGTTTAGACGCTGAAACTGAACTTGCAAATATCTTATCTGCTGAAATCCTTGCGGAAATCAACAGAGAAGTTGTAAGAACAGTTTACACAAACGCAGAGAAAGGTGCTGCTACTAACACAACTACAGCAGGTATCTTTGATTTAGATACAGACTCAAACGGAAGATGGTCTGTTGAAAGATTCAAAGGACTTATGTTCCAACTTGAAAGAGATGCGAACAGAATTGCACAAAGAACAAGAAGAGGAAAAGGTAATATGATTATCTGTTCAGCTGATGTTGCGAGTGCTCTTCAAATGGCTGGTGTTTTAGATTACACACCTGCATTAAATAACAATTTGAATGTTGATGACACAGGCAATACTTTTGCTGGTGTTCTTAACGGCAGATTTAAAGTATACATTGACCCGTATAGTGCAAACAGTTCAGCAACACAATACTATGTTGTTGGTTATAAAGGTACTTCACCTTATGACGCTGGTATGTTCTATTGTCCATATGTTCCACTACAAATGGTGAGAGCAGTTGGTCAAGATACTTTCCAACCCAAAATAGGATTTAAAACTAGATATGGTTTAGTTGCGAATCCTTTTGCGGAAACTGGTGCTCAATCGGGTGTCGCTACAGCAGTGGACAACGCTGGTTCTGCAAACGCAAACAGATACTACCAAAGAGTTAAAGTTACAAATCTTATGTAATATTTGTTGAGTTTTCAACAGTAATATTAGAGGGCGCTTCGGCGCCCTTTTTTTTGGCCGTCCTCCAGGATGGATAAATATAAGTATGACAACAACAAATGCATACGACAGACAACCCACAAAGTTTGATTACGCTTCGCCTACTCAGTTTAAGTTTCAACTTACAAAACTGCCTAAAGTGGAGTATTTCACAACTGCTTGTAACATACCAGGGATTTCTCTCGGCACCACTCTCCAACCGACTCCGTTGGCGGACATACCACTTCCAGGTGACACCTTAACTTTTAATGATTTAGAGATTACATTTCTAGTAGATGAAAACTTAGAGAATTATAGAGAGATACATGGGTGGATGTATGGTATTGGATTTCCAAAATCAAGAACACAATTTGCTGAGTTGGTAAGTGCAAACAAAGATAGATTTCCTACAAGTGGTAAAGATAGTTTAGTTACAGACGCAGGTAAGGTAAAATATGGTGCAACACCATTAGGACCTATCTTTTCAGACGCAACACTAAATGTTTTATCAAGTAAAAATAACACCGTTATAGAAGTAAGATTTGCTGATGTTTTTCCAACATTATTGTCTGGACTAAGTTTCAATCAACAGGCTGATGATGTTAATTATCTATCGGCAACTGTTACATTTAAATACAAGATATACGAATTTGCTTTAAAAAGTGCAAGTAATACAACGAATACAGTCACCTAAGGCTTTACATTTAATTAATATTATGATAGGATACCTTTATTATGGATTTAGAAAAACTACAAGAACAAGCTGATTTGGATTTAAAAATAAACGATACTGAACTTGATTTAGAATCGCTTAAAACTCCACAGTTACACAACAAATATTTAAAACACTTAACTAAGTTTAAGTTAATGCTTAGTCGAGCTGAAGGTGATTTATATAATACCAAAAGAAGACTTTGGGAATATTATACTGGCAAAGCAGACGCTTCAGTATATGCACAGAGACCTTTTAACTTCAAACTATTAAGAGCTGATGTCGACCAATATATTCTTTCAGATGAAGAGTATATTAAAGCAAAACAAAAAGTAGATTACTTAAACGCTTGTGTTGATTTCTTAGATAGAACAATTAGACAAATCACTAATAGAACCTTTACAATTAAAAATGCCATTGACTGGCGTAGGTTTACTAGTGGTGCTGTGTAATGCAGATAACAGATTATATCAAAACATATCCTCTTGCAATTAGTCCTAACTTGGCTGATGATGTCATAGACCATTATCATTCTAATGGTGAATGGAATCAATCATCATTCTCCACAAACGAAGGCATATCTCCTAGAACTAACGATAGAGTAGATATGAAAGAGTATTGGATTAATAAACAAGATAAGTTTTACGAAGAATTAAAAACTGGATTTAGAGGTATGGTTGATGATTATATTAAAACACATACTAAAATAGTACCTCAAAGTTTTACACCATTCAGAATGAATCATTATGCTGAAGGTGGATTCATGCAAAATCATATAGACAATATACACCATTCACATGGTCAACAGTATGGTTATCCACATGTAACAGCATTAATGTTTTTACAAACTGCTGAAGAGGGTGGTGAAATTGTATTCTGTGACGGCGAATATATACCTAAACAAGAGAAAGCATTAGGCATTGTTTTTCCTAGTAATTTTATGTTTTCACACGAAGTTAAAGAAGTAATTAAAGGTAATAGATATTCACTTATGACATGGATTTTATAAATGAGTTTAACAAGATATTTAATTATAGATAAAAAAGATGATGTTCATTTAAAGATTGAGGCTGATGAGGACATACGAAGAGAACTAGGACAATTCTTTACATTTGAAGTTCCTGGTTTTAAGTTTATGCCTCAGTTTAGAAACAGAGTATGGGACGGAAAGATTCGATTATTCTCATATCAAACCGGCCAGATTTATGTTGGTCTATACCCCTATATATTAAAATGGTGTGAAGATAACAAGGTTCATGTTGTTGACGGCACTAAAATACAAGACACAAAAGTTGACGAAGCAAAGGTAGATAAGTTTATTGAAGCTTTAAAAATACCTTTTACTGTTCGTGACTATCAAAAGGAGGCATTTATATATGCAGTTAGAAAAAATAGGACTTTATTACTTTCACCCACAGCTAGTGGAAAATCTCTTATTGTCTATCTTCTTGTTAGGTTTAACATTCTTCGGTTAAAAGAAAAGAAGAAGAAGATATTAATTATTGTACCTACTACATCTTTGGTTGAACAACTGTTCAAAGACTTCAAAGATTATGGTTGGTCACCTGAGAAAAATGTTCATAGAATATATCAAGGTCATTCAAAAGAAACAAATAAACCTGTAATCATATCTACATGGCAATCTATCTATAATCAACCTAAGAAATACTTTAAAGATGTTGGTATGGTAATAGGTGATGAAGCACATTTATTTAAGGCCGTTTCATTAACAAAGATATTAGCAAAATTAGAAAAGTGTCCATATAGAGTAGGTTTAACAGGTACATTGGACGGTACACAAACACACAAGTTAGTATTAGAAGGACTGTTTGGTACAGTCAACAAGGTGGTTTCTACAGTAGAACTACAAGAGAAGAAACAATTAGCAGACTTAAAGATTTTCTGTCTAATATTAAAACATGGTGCGATTGAGTGTAAACATGCTAGTGGCATGAACTATCAAGAAGAGATGGATTACATTGTGACCTCTGATAAAAGAAATAAGTTTATAAGAAACTTGGCCGCTGGTCTGAATGGTAATACACTTTGTTTATTTCAATATGTAGAAAAACATGGTAAACAATTGTACGAAGATATTAAACTAAAGGCACCTGATAAACAAGTTTTTTATGTACACGGAGGAGTAGATACAGATGAAAGAGAAAAGATTAGAGAACTTACAGAAAAGGCTGACAATGCTATTATCGTGGCAAGCTACGGAACCTTTAGTACCGGTATTAATATTCGTAACTTACACAACATTATCTTTTCTAGTCCTTCTAAATCTAGGATAAGAAACTTACAATCTATTGGTCGAGGTTTAAGATTAAAAGATAATAATGGTTCTGCTACTTTATATGACATTGCAGATGACTTAACATACAATGAGAAAGAGAACTACACACTCAACCACTTTAGAGAAAGGATAAATATCTATAGTGAGGAAGACTTTGAATATGAAATACACAACATAGAATTGAACAATGAATCAAACAGTTAAAATAATAAAACTTATTAACGGTGACGATATTGTTACTGTGTTACCTACTGGTGAGAAACAATTGCCAGATAATGGTCCTCTAATTAGACTTGACAAACCCTTACAGATAAAGTATATTCCTCAAATGACACCAACAGGCTTCAGAGATTATATTGCTTTGATTCGTTGGACTAATTATACTATGGATAAAATTGTTACTATTCCTAAAGATAAAATTATGACAATCACTAATGCTTCTTTAGAAATGAGTGGTAGTTATAGTGATATTATTAAAAATTATGATACCTTAGATAAACCTAAGAGAGATGAGAACTATCATAGAACAGAGTTTACCAGTGAAGAGAATAAAAAGATGAATGAAATCTTTAGAGAGTTTGATGATGAAGAAGATGAACCAACAA